TAGTAATTTTGAACTACGTATTATTTCAGAATTTGCAGATGAACCATTGGACTACAACATTTGCTGAAGATAGGGATTTACATTCAGAATTATGCACTAGAATATTTAATATAAGAGAAGATCAAGTTAATGATCCGTTCCCACTAAAACCAGATTTTACATACCGCCATGTACAAAAAATTATAGACTTCGGTTTATCATATGGTATGACTGAATTTAAGTTAGGCGATCTCCTTGATATTCCTACCAGAGAAGCGAGGAAGTTAATAAACAGCTTCTTTATCACCATACCAAGGGTTAAAAAGATACTATCTATCTGGGCATATGCAGCTACTTCAAGAGGATATATCAGGACTGCCCCACCTTATAGAAGAATTAGATGGTTTCCCAATTGGAATGAAGATCTATCTAAAGTAGAACCGTATCTAATATCTGCTATTGAAAGAGAAGCTAAAAACACAGTACCTCAAGGTAGTAATGCAGATTGTATTAAAGAGGCATTATGCTTAGTACAAGATGAAATTGACAATAATAACTATCCAGTTAAGATCATGCTAAGTATTTATGATGAAATTGTAACTGATTGTAAAAAAGAGTTTACAGAAGAGTGGAAAGTAATACTAGAAACACTGATGATTAAAGCTGCAAAAGAAATTCTTAAAATAACACCAGTTAAAGTTAATGTCACTATAAGTGATCATTGGATAAAAGATTGATTAATTTAAAATACAACTAAAATGAATAAATCACAATTTAAACTAAGAAAAGTAGAAGAAGTGTATGTAATAACACTTGAAGACGAATTAACGACTATTTATCATCCTAGTGTTGAAGTAATAGTAAGAAATGATAATACTATTACTATGACTTCTCCCGAAAATGGAACAGTATTACCTATCAATGCTAGTTTCTTAAATACTCCACAAGTTATCTCTGATATAAAAGCAGATTTAGCAATTATAACTGAAGCTCTTGATTTTGTAGCTAGTTTAAGTAGTGGAAATACTTCTGCTTATCATGGGCCGTCTATAGAAGGATCAGAACTATTACGACAGGATATTGCTAAAGCTAAATTTCTAGCAGAACAACCAGAAAATGTTAGAGAAGCTGTTGAAAAAGGAGATTTAATATTAGTCTGTAGAGATAATGGTAAAGTTTTTCTACGTGCTGGAGTTGGAGTAAGAAGAGCACTAAAATCTAAAACTGATGAATCAACCAAAGAAGAAAAGGGTACTGGAAAAGGGTAAAACTGAAGAGTATATTAAATGGTACTTTGAAGAACTACAGGAGAAGGGTTATGTACATAGTATAAATACAAATCCTTCTTCTATAGTTATCTTTGAGAAAATTGCAGTAACTCAATGGGTAACTTTACGACAAAGAGTTTATACTGCTGATTTTGAAATAATATGGACTATTTTAGGAATGGTTAAATGGTGTAATTTACAATATTCAACAGATGCTATAAGAAAACCATTTATATCATATAACGATAGTACTTTAATAGAAGTTAAACCTAATGTATCATATAGATTAGCTAGAGCTAATACTTCAATGGTTACATTTCCTTTAAGAAGGAATATGTTGTATCAGGCAACCGGTCAATATGTACAAATGGTTAAAACAGAAGATTTATTTGCATCAACATTTACACCTAAGAGATATTTATTAACAGATAAAACAGGAAAACCAAGAATAATTCATTTTCATACAAGAACATTAGATGAATATTTACAATTAACTGATAACTTAACTAAACCTATGCCGGGTAGCAAATGGGATAGAGATGAGATATCAGACGATGATCTGGGATTTAAGTTTGTAGAAGATGGATGATGAAACATTTCACATACTTGTTAATATTTGTATACTACTTAAAATAGATGCAAGAACTGTAATGTCTAGTAAAACTAGAGATGCTTCATTTATAAAAAATGTTCTACAATACATACTTTTTACATTATATAATAAAAATAGATTATATTTATCTTTACAATTAAAATACGGAGGAATAAATATACGTAACTCGTTTATGCGAATTAATAACTACATTTACACTAAAGATAAGAAGTACTACCCTATGCTATTGACTATTAATAAACTCTACCCAATATTAGATATTGGAGTAGCTATTTATGAACTAAAGTCATTAACTTATGGATTTACACAAAGAAACAAGTGGAGCAAACGTCAAAAAAAGAGAGTTACTCCATTACGAGCAGCGAGAATATGTAATGAAATTATTAAACTTGAAAGACAATCAGAAAAACAAGTTAAAGAAGCTATTAACAGCGATTATTTCATTACTAGTTATCGTGAGTATAGGGATTATTACAACCTCCCCTATAAATATTACAAAGGCCAAATTTCAAAACAAACTTATTCTATATTTACCAGACACATTACCAGATAATTACTATATTGATATTCAAAAAGTATTTCCTAATACTTTAATCAATACATTTGCAGTTCATAATCCAAAAAAGACCTACGAAGAGTTTAAAAAGAAACTTAGGTACATAGAGTCTAGTAATAGCTACAGTAGTAGACGTACTAATAGTAATGGATCATTATCTCAATATCTTGGTGCTTACCAAATAGGTTCTCAAATGAGGACAATAATAGGATTAGGAGATATATCTGACAGTTTATTTTTATGTACACCTTCTATTCAGGATGCAGCTATGGACTTATGTATAATTTACAATCGTAATTTACTTAGACCATATTTAGAACAATATGAAGGTACTTTTATTGCAGGTTATCAAATGACAGAAAGTAATATGCTAGCCATAGCACATAATGCTGGTCCGTATGGCTTAATCAATTTCTTAATATCCTATGGAGTAAATCTTCCTAGAGATAGTAACGGTATATCTTACGAGTTTATGAAATTAAGTGGCTATAAAATAACACCACATGGGAACAACAACAAATCTTCAACAGCAACTAGACGCTAGTGAACCAAGTTTAGGCGATAGTAACTCAAAACCTATGCTTGATAACATTAGGTTTAAAAAGAGTGAATTAACAAGTAAACAGAAATCTGCTGGTAAAATTGATGGTTTATATCCAGTAATAATTGACAAGTCTCTAGTAGTATTCATCAAAGATCCTAGTAGAGAACAAGAAGTATTTGAAAAATATTATAAACATATATATGGCAGATTACCTGCTGAAGAATTATTTACATTTATTGACGATAAACAACAGGCAGATGATACAGAAGACGATGAATAGAGAACAAGTTCAGAATGAAGCTCTGAATACATTAAAACTATTTAGTGGAATAGGTTCATTGATAATGGATACTGGGGTAGGTAAAAGTAAAGTTGCAATAGACTTTATTATTGATGATCCAAATATACAAACAGTATTAATTACATCTCCTAGAGAGAATCTAAAGGCTAACTGGTATAATGAAATAATATTATGGAGTAATTCTGTTGGTATATTCGCAGAAAGTGATCTTGAACCTAATACTATTCCATTTATGATGGGTGATAAAATAGTATTAGTAACTTTTGAAAATATACAAACTTGTTACAGATGGGAAAATAGACATTTTGACATGGTTATTGCTGACGAGGTACATTGCTGCATGACCTCAGAATATTCCAGAATATTCCTCAACAACGACTTTACATATAAAGTAGGACTAACTGCCACCTCTGATATAAAAGGTAAACCAGAGAAGCTAGAGCTATATAATTTGTACTGTCCTATCATTTATACTTTTCTAACTGCTGAAGAATATGGAGTAGTGAATAAGACCAAAATCATTGTAGTAGATCATATTCTGAATAATGTGCATAAAATTCACATTAAGACAAAAAAACATGACTTTTTTCTTGGAGAACAGGAAAGATATTCGTATATTTGCAAAGAGTTCAGACGAGGACAGAGTTTGATGGCTTCAACAGGAAGTACAAACTATTTTGAAGATGCTGATTACTGGTTCTGGAAAGGGAATGGAACACCAAATCAAAAAGAAGCAGCTAGAGTTTATCTAAAAGCAGTTCAGAATAGAAAGTACTTTCTGCTGAGGCTTACTTCCACAAAACAAATTGCTATTAAACTTAGTGAACAATTAACACAGGTTAATGGTAATAAAGTGCTTGTATTCAGTGAGCTTACTGAACAAATTGACAGTATTTGTACACATACAGTACATAGTAAGCATAAGAATGATATTAATGCGCAAACTTTACAGAGATTTAATGATGGTGACATAAAAGTACTAGGTTCATGTTATTCCTTAACTTTGGGACTTAACATGAAAGCTGTTAATATCGCTATCTTTGAATCATATTTAAGTAGTTTTACAAAAGCTAAACAAAGAAGAGGAAGATTAAATAGATTAATTGCAGATGAAGAAATAGCAACACTTTACATAATTAGACTTCCTAACACTCAAGCAGAAACTTGGTTTAACGGATTTGTTGACAAAGACGAAATAAGCGAAGTAATAAAGTCGGAGGACATCTTAAAAGAGTAGTTATGGAAAGAGATAGGTATGATTTACTTGATATGTGTATAGCCACAATTAAACTAAAATATAATGCGTGTATATCACCAGAACAATTACAGGATGTACTGAATAAAGAATTTCCGAGAATGATGTTTTCTATTGATGAGATAGTGGAGTTCCATATGTTGGCAATAGAAATAGAGGATAATCAACTAATACTAAAAAATACTGGTAATGGATAGTAGTATATTTATAAATATAACCAAATTAATTAAAAGCCAATTAGGCTTACTTGAATTCTGTGTACTACAATTAATCCAAGATAAGAATTTTAAAACATTAGATTTACTACTAAATAATCAAATAGAATTAAGAGAGATAGAAAATTGTCAGTCTTTATCTGATTTTGCTCCAAATGATGAGGTTATAGGAGAACAAGTAAGTAACCTTATAAGAGATTTGGAAAATAGTGGTTGGATAAAGATTACAGGAGATGATCTACTTAAAAATCTAGAGATTAGACAGAAGTTTATTGAGCTAGTTGAATCTAATGATCTTGTTAATAGAATTGATGATGTAGAAAAATGGTACCAAGAGTACCGAGATTTATTTAAAGTTATTCCAGGTGCCAGAGTTGGTATCATGGGTAGTAGACAAGCTGTTATTGACAGACTAAGAAGATTTTTAAAAGAACATCCACAAGTTACAAAAGAACAAGTTTTACAAGGAACTAGAAGGTACATCGCTACAGAGTCTCCTAAGTATGTGATGAATGCTGAGTATTTTCTATATAAACAGGATCAGTTTGATAAGACTACTAGGTCTAAGTTGGAAGCTGTTTTAGAAGATTTCTCAGAGAGAATCCCCAATGACTACGATCAAACTAGAAATATTTAGTATGGCTCATTTTAGACATACTTTAGATGTTATAGAAAGGGGTATGACAGGCGGCAATGAAGGCTTGTCACACGGTTTATCCAGAATCAGTTATTTTGTTCCCGGTGTTCAGAAGGGAAACATCTATTTAATAGGTGGAGTAACTGGTTCTGGTAAAAGTGCCTTAGCTATGGATATGTTTGCTTGTAATCCATATGATGACTACCTACTAAGAAGCACTACTTCTCCTGAAAATCCTATTAAGTTAAAAATATTTATTTGGTCATTAGAGATAAGTCCAGAAATATTATTAGCTAAAATGATTTGTAGGAAAATGTTTTTGCAACATGGTATACTAACTGATATTAATTATATATTGTCAAGGGGAAAGAATAGAGTATCTGCAGAGATATACGATCTAGTAAAATCTTACGCACATTATTACGAAGAATTTGAAGATAGAGTTATAATAAACGGGGCAGATAATCCTACTGGAATCCGTAACACTTTATTAGAATATTTAAAAGCACACGGAAATATAGAAGAGAAGATTATTACTATAAAAAATAGAAATCATGATACTGGAGAAATAACAGAAAGTAATCGACCTATTTTTGGAAGGTATAAACCGGATCATGATAATACCTATATTATAGTAATAGTTGATCATGTTAACATATTAAAAAAGGAACAAAGATTTAGTAAGAAAGAAACTGTTGATAAATTAATGGAGTATATGATGGACATGTCGAATAAATATAAGATTACTCCAATAATAGTACAACAACTTAACAGGAATATTGAACTAGTAGATAGGATGAAAATGTCTTCTATTGAACCTCAAATATCAGACTTTAAGGAAACATCAGATTCAACAGATGCTGCTCATTTCATATTTGGAATGAGTTATCCTCAAAGATGGGAAATAGGTTCATATAGAGGTTATGACTTAACCAAATTAGGTAATAGGTTCAGAGGTCTTAAGCTATTAAAGAATCGGGATGGTAATGCAGATGTACTTGTAGGTCTTAAATTTTTAGGAGAGATAGGTACATTTAAAGAGTTACCTCCGGGCAAGGAAATGTCTGAGCAAGATTACATTAATATACAATCAATAACTAAAAGCTATGACCATAGTATTACCAACAACAGTATCAGAGTCCAAGCTAACTAATCCAGATAGCATTATATTATATGGACTCCCAAAATCAGGAAAAACGAGTTTTTGCTCTACTCTACCAAATAACTTAATTATTGATCTTGAAAAAGGAAGTAGGCATGTATCTGCTTTAAAATGTGAAGTAGAGAATTTTGCTGATCTAACTGAATTAGGTCGTGAAATAATGAAGGCTGGTAGACCTTATAAATATATCACTATTGACACAATCACTAAATTAGAGGAATGGTGTGAAGGTGATGCTACTGAACTATATATGAAAAGCCCTATTGGCAAAAACTTTAATAGATATGATGAAGGACCAAAAGCTGGTCAACTAAAACCAAACAGTGAATGGACTAGTGTATTAACATTACCCAAAGGAGCAGGTTATTATTGGCTTCGTTTAAGTTTTAGCACTTGGTTGGATAAGATCAAATTATTGGCACCCTACATCATACTAATAGCTCATATCAAGGATGTTTACCTAGAAAAAGCAGGTAAAGAGGTTTCTGTCAAGGACTTAGACCTAACCGGGAAGATAAGAGGTATTAGTTCGTCAAATGCTGATGCCATAGGCTATGTATATAGAAGTGGCGACAAAGGTGAAACTTTAAGGATTAACTTTCAATCTAATGATTCAGTGCTTTGTGGAGCGCGTCCAGAGCATTTAAGAGGACAGGATATGGAAGCTGACTGGAGTAAAATCTTTGTAGAGTAGTTAATTTAATAATAAATCTTTTAAAACTTAAAAAAATGGAAAACGCTGAAAAAATTACAATCACAAGGAGCATGCTTGATAATGCTATGTCACAAGGAATGAAACGTGCAGATATTGCTGCAACATTTGGTCTTAGTCTTAATCAGGTTAAGAAGCTTATGGCACAGGCCGGATATCAAAAGAGACGTGCTTCTTATATAAACTTTAACTTTGTTGATGATGCAGTTTCTGGAGTTGCTACAGAACCAGAACAAGCTGAATCAATCAATTACTAGTCCTGTTACGGAATACTTTCCGCTACCCAATCATTTGAAGTAAATTTAAGTTTAACTAATTAAACTAATTAATATGGCGATAAAAGGAAATGTTGGAAACGTAGAGGTAGCAAAGGACATAAAACTGTATACAGGAATTGTTGGTGCACAAGTACTAGCTATTAATCCTAGTTTGGAAGAGATAAACTCGTTTGGTGTAAACTTTCAAAATGCTATAACATATACCGATGTTAATAATGACGGTAATGAAAGAGTAAGGATTGATGTATGGTTTAAGTGCACTACACCAGATTCAGATGTAGCTGCTACTAATCCAGGTCTAAAAGACATACAAAATCTTGTTACTAAAGTAAGTTTCTTCCTTTCCAACAGATTTAAAACTACTAACGAAGGAACTAAACTAGGTTTTATTAACAATTTTGGCCAGAATGCATGGGCTGAAATTATACCAGATGCTACAGAACCTAATTTACCTTCTGAATCGTGGTTTAGAACAGAAGGAATACGTCAAGCATATGACGGAGAAGATGTTCTTATCAACTTTATTCGTAATTGGGTAAATGCTGGTAAGAATGATGAGATGTCTCTTGATAATGTTAAGGATATAATTCTCGGTAAATTTGGAGAATTACAATCACTTGTTCCAACTTATAAGAACAATGTGGTCAGAATTATGCTTACTGTTGTAGTTAAAGATAATAAATATTATCAATCAGTCTACAATAGATTTTTTGCTCGTTGGAATCATACAAGCCCACTTATCTGGCGTAAGTATATTCAACAAGATAAGTATAATAAGCCAAAAGGACCGTGGAGTTATGTTTTAACAGAATATAAACCAACGGATATGCCGGTAGTTGAAGAGGTACCGGATGAGGAAGTCCAAGCTCAGTCCAATAAATGGTAATTTACCATGATACAAGGACACTCTCAAATAAGAAAGAGTGATATATTAGCAGTAACTAGTGAGGAAGAGTTATTCAAGAAGTACTGTAATAATTTTGAATATATCAACGTATCATTTAAGAGTGAACTGAGAGAGGACAAAACCCCCAGTTGCAGGATAGCTGATCTAGGTAGCGGTTTACGCTATAAAGACTTTGGATCAGCTATACCTGCAACTGATGTTTGGGGCTATGTGATGTTAAAGTTTGGACTAAATTTCCCAGAAGCATTAGAAAAAATAGCTACTGACTTATATATCACTAGTACTACTGGTATTATAATAGAACCAGTACTACAAAAATCCTATCCTAGACCACCTAGAAAACATCTTCTTATTAAAAGAAGAGATTGGCTATTATCA